TGTTGTTGCAGGAGGCGCAATGGCCTTGGGTGCATTAGGAGCCGGCGCAGCCGGCGCACAGACTATGCCTAATATAAATGCTCAACAAGTAGAGTTAGCAAACAAATACTATAATGTATTAGTTCAAAGAGCAAAAGAAGATAGAAAAGAATTAGATACTAGAACTTTAAATTTATTAAAAGCAAAAGCACAAGATGCTGCCGCAAAGAAAACTCAACAATCAACACAGCAACAAGGTTTTCCTAGTCAAGGTAGTGAGCGTAAAGTTTCCAAGGATGCAGGCCAGTTTGAATCACAAGGTGTGGATGAAGCCTGGAGTCAAAAATATAAAAATAGTATCAACTGCTCACATCCAAAAGGCTTTAGTCAAAAGGCTCATTGTGCTGGCAAGAAGAAACATAACGAATCAATTGAAATGGAAATGGTGTGTGAAGATTGCGGTATGTGTGAAACGCACTGCGACCATGAGAATCTAGATGAAGCATGTTGGAAAGGTTATCACAAAGAAGGTAACAAAAAAATGTTTGGAAAAACATATCCAAACTGTGTACAGAATGAAAGCAAAGAACAAGAAAAATGTCCACATTGTAATGGACCAATGTTTAGTGAAGCACTAATGAACGAGAAGAAAGACGCTTGCTATTATAAAGTAAAAAGCCGTTATAAAGTTTGGCCAAGTGCATATGCAAGTGGTGCATTAGTAAAATGTCGTAAAAAAGGTGCAAGTAACTGGGGTACTGGCAGTAAGAATGAAAGTTCTATTCTAGAAGGTATTGAAAAAGTAGATGAGAGTTTGCATGATTGGTTCAATAAAGAAAAGTGGGTTCGCATGGATACTAAAGGAAATATCAAGGGTCCGTGCGCAAAAGAACCAGGAGAAGGAAAACCAAAATGTCTGCCACAAAGTAAAGCACACAGTTTAGGCAAGAAAGGTCGTGCAAGTGCGGCTGCTAGAAAACGCAGAGAAGATCCTAATCCAGAGCGCAGTGGCAAGGCAATTAATGTTGCTACTAAAAAGAAAACTAAAGGATAAGTATGTTATCAGATAATTTAAAAGTACTATTAGCAAGTACACAAGCATTTGCTATTAAAACTCAAAACTTTCACTGGAATTGTGAAGGCAGTAACTTTCCGCAATACCATGCATTCTTTGATACATTGTATCAAGATGTAAATGCAACTATCGATCCAATTGCTGAATATGTTAGAATCCTGGGTGCTTATACACCCGGAAGTTTAACGAGATACGGAGAACTATCAATTATTCAAGACCAGATTAAAATCCCACGTGCTCAACTAATGTTTGCCGAATCATTACAAGATTCCGAAACAATGATTCAACTAGTTGTTGCTATCTTTGATGAAGCAACACAAGAGCGACAGCAAGGTATTGCTAATTTCATGGCTGAATTGCAAGACCTATACGGTAAGAAAGCATGGTTTGTTCGTAGTACTCTTAAAGTAGAACGTGAATAATGAGATCCCAAGAGTTTATTACTGAAGCACCACTAGCCGATTATCAACCACTAGGTGATTTTAGTAAGCCAGGACCATTCCGCGGACCAGACAAAAAGCTGATCCCTCACCCTGTCAATCAGTTAAAGACTCAAACGTTCCTACAAAATACTCCTTACGATTTTAGATTGTTCTTTAGCAATATTCCAGGCACAGGCAGATATAGCGAATATGGCCCTATGAAGCCTGAGGTGGTTAAAGAGATATTTGGTAAAGATTCTGATCAGATTATCAACGGTCATGACAATGCTATCACAATCGTATATGTAGGCAATAAAGGAGATAGTAAAGTACCATTGACACCTTGGATCATGGCACATAGATTTGGACATGCTGTTCAAGCCGGACATCGGCGTGCCGCCAGCATCCGCATGGGATCAAAGGAGTCTGGTGCTTGGCCCGATGCTGAAGAATACTTCTTTAGCACAGTTAATCAGCTACTAAACAGAGCATACGGCAAAGCAGAAGGTCACAGTAACTCTTCATCAGTTAACTGGAATATGACACCAGAATATAATGCATTGTTTAATGCGTTAGGGACACAACGTAGTAGTCGTTCAGGTTCAATACGCCGCCCATATGAATTCTTATATGAACTGTTTGCACAATATATTAAAGACGGCAAGATAACATTAAATCCATTGCCTGCTAACTTAGGCTATGGAAGACAAAACTGGGGTAATCCATCAAAGTATATGTATTTGAAACAAGAGTATAAAGATGAATCTACTAGACAATATGAAGCGCAGGGTTTGGCAGATGATTTGTCTGACTATTTTGGTGAAGTATTAAGAAGTGCAGTTGGTCAAATTTACGTGATGTGATGATATGAGAGCCCAAGAATTCCTAACTGAATCTGCTAGCGGAACGTTATATCATGTTACCCAAACAAAGAATATACCCAAGATTAAATCCAAGGGTATATTAATGATGCAGCCAACAAATTGGTTGCAGGCTGGTTCTAAAGAGCGTTATGGTAGTGGAGATGTGTTTGCATTTGATCATCTTGAAGATGCGGTGCGATGGGCCGCAAAGTGGGATTGGGAGTTGTTTAAGAACATGGGTAGTGGAAATATTTCTATTATAAAATTTGAATCTCCGATGGATCCTTGGAAGGTTGATGATGCTGATCCACTCAGCCAAGCATCAAACAAAGGGCGTTGGTTAAAAGCGGCGACACGGGTCACACCTAATCAGATTATAGATATAATCCCAGTAACTAATGCACTTATAAAAGAAATGTTAATGTCAAAATGAGAGCAACAGAATTCATAACTGAATCAACAGGACAGGTTATTGGGCCATTCAAGTTGATTAATGTAAACAACGGTATTGTCACGGTGGATGGGCACGAGCCGTTGAAGTTGTCTGCATCAGTACGTGACCGTCTACGTCCTGGATATAATTATGCATTTGATATTGTTAACGGTGAAGTTGCAAAAGTAATACTAATGGTAGTAGATGCAGTTATCTATACTGATACTGAAGTATTATTGATTAAACGCAAAGGTGAACCATACGCCGGACATTGGGCATTGCCTGGGGGATTTGTAGAACCCGGAGAATCTGTGGCTGATGCGGCCAAACGAGAATTACAAGAAGAAACCGGATTAGTGGTCAACAATGTGCAACCAGTTGGAGAATTTAAAACCCCAAATCGTGATCCGCGAATGGAAAATACATGGAGTTATGCTTTTAAACTACATCTACCAAATCGCGGTGTGGTACATGCAGGTGATGATGCCAGTGCGGCCAGTTGGATTCCAATTAAGCAGTTATCGACATTACAGCTGGCGTTTGACCATAGTGCTATATTAGCCAAGGCGTTGAAATGAGAGCAAAAGAATTCCTAAAAGAAGGTGTAGAATTTAGTGTAGCTAAATTAAATGACCGAGGTGCCTGGTCATCAAATGAGTTTGGCAAATACGAAATGGCTCCATGTTGGGTCTGTGATGGCACCGGAAAAGACAGCTATGACGGAACCAATTGCAGATATTGTCTTGGTGCCGGAAAGAGCAAAGAATGGGTATCCAATGCACCTGCATTACAAGTATCCAACGCCAATGCAGGTGCAATAGCTAGTATGTTGGGTTTAGATAATAGCGATTACTCTGGGATTATAACACACGAACAATTGCCTGCAATAATGAAAAAATTGATACTGTTAAAGAATCAAGACACTAAACATTACACACAAGACCCAACGGTAAATCGAGGAAATATGCGTCAAACAACTGATACTGAGACAGGATTGACCAGTATAGGCAGGGGACCAACAATACATGACATGGGCAGAAGTCAAGGTCAAGTTGATCGATATGTTGATACATTAATGGATATGGTTAAGTTTGCTCAGCAACATGGTGCTGGAATAAGTTGGGGATGATATTATGCCAATTCAATTAGACGAAAAAACTGAAATTACATTACCACTCAAGATAGTCGTTGGGTTGGGCGTGGCTCTTGTTAGTGCAGTTGCATTTGTGTTACACATAGAAAGCCGCATTGATGTTATAGATTCAACTATTTCTAAAAAATCAATAGTATGGGATGCTGCAGGTAAGTTTGTTGCTGAATTTAAACCTCATCCATTGGTAAATGAAACTGCCGAAAGAGTTCGACAAATGGAACTAGAGATGATACGACAACAAAAAGACATTGAGTATCTTAAAGAACAACTCAAGAAGAAATCATTATGACTATCAAATCAACTAGAAAATAAAAAATGAGAGCAACAGAATTCCTTATCGAGCGAGCAACAAGTATATTATTTCATTATACAAGTATTGATAGTGCTTTGGCTATAGTTAAGTCTGGTGTATTTCAATTATCAAGTACAACAGGTAATAAAAGCGAAGAAAATTATGCACCTCCTGGACATCCTTTTTTTCTAAGTTTATCAAGAACTAGCCACGGTGATTATCATAACTATGTAGGTGTTGGTGCGGTATTGTTTAAGTTAAACGGTGATTGGTTCAATAGTCGTTATATAGTTAAACCAATAGACTATTGGGAACGGTCTTGGCTTGGTAGTCCCGGACGTACAAGAGAAGCAGAAGATCGTGTATTCAGTAAAGAACCAACGATACCAGATGATGCGATAACAGAGATACATCTATTACTTAAAGAGCAAGATGAATTTAGAAGTCCTAGAGCGCGAGAACTTATGATAGCGGCTAAACAGCGCGGCTTACCTATATTTCTATATACTGATGAAAAAGCCTGGAAATTATTAGATAAACGTAGAGCAAAAAATGTTGCTGATGTAGGAGATGTTCTAAAAGGATCACGTAGAGTTGGTACTACATATCGCAAACCTACTGACTATATTAAACCATGGTTAGAACTTCTTGAGAAAAATAAAGAAGAACAGTTAAGTCCACGTGCAGTTAAACTATTACACAATATCAGATATTATGGTAGGAATCACGAAGATGAAGATGATGGATTAGGTAATGATCTTAGTAATGCACGTAAACCAAACTCTGCTGATAGAGAAAGTGCAGTTAAATTAATTAAGTATATGCAATCACAAAATATATCTACAGTAAAGTTTAAGAACGCATTAGTAAAAAAGTGGGATGCTATTATTGATGCTAAGAATAAGAAAGAACCTGAGGTGCAATAATGAAAATAAACGAAATTATAACTGAAAAGAAGAGTCGCAAAAAGTCCAAAGTGCGACAAGCTAGATACAAACCTGGACTGTACGGAGGATATGGATATTTTTCAAACTATGGCAACAGCGATAGTACCAGCGACGGTGGTGGAGATGGCGGTGGCGAAAGCATACGTGAGAACATAACACCTAACACCATACACAAATTAGCAGACCGTAAGGGTGTGAAATGGGATAACGAACCCAGTTTCCTTCGACTCACAAAACTATTAACAGGCAAAGAACATTTAGATGACTTAGATCAAGTAGGATTACAAAAAGTCAAACGATATTTAGATGGGTTGCAAGGTGTGGCGGAGGGCTTAGATGAAGAGTTTGATATCATTGAAAACATCATTGAAGATATTGCCGGCCGTAATGGCGTGGATGCAGAAGCAATTTGGGAAGACCTTGAGTCACTAAGTAATGACGAGTTATATGTGTTTGCTGTGACTACCCCTGTAATGGAAGATTGGCAAAAAGCCAATCAAAAGGATCGCACAGACGGTATGAGTCAAAAAGCTGTTAATGCTTATCGCAGAGAAAATCCAGGTTCAAAATTAAAAACTGCGGTGACTACCAAGCCTTCAAAGTTGAAAAAAGGCAGCAAGGCCAGCAAGCGCCGCAAGAGCTATTGCAGTCGCAGCCGTGGTCAAATGAAGATGCACAGTATCAGTTGTGCTAAGACACCAGACAAGGCCATATGTAAAGCCAGACGTAGATGGAACTGCTAGTATGAGAGCAACAGAATTTACAATCGAATCGGATACATATCAACCACCAAAATTGTCAGTTGGTGATACCATCCTTAAAGGTAAATTCAAGAATAGCAAGGCAGAGATTAAAGGCTTCACTAAAGATAAACATAATCAACCTGTGTTAAAAACTAACAAAGGTGAGGTACAATTATTCAAACCACGTATCACTAAACTTATGCAGGAAGAGGTAAGTCCTATCTTTGATCCAAATACTGCATTGGAAGAAACTGCGGTTAGCGGAACTGGTAGTAGTCCTCACTCATGGACAGGTGATGAGTTATATAGAAAATTAGTAGAACTTGAAGATATTGATGAGGGTTGGAAAGATTGGGCAGCAGCAGCAACTATAGGTGCAGCAGCCTTAGCCCCACAATTTGGTAGCAAACCAATTGAACCTACAGTAAAGCCTGCTATCACACAACCTGCACAAACCGCACCGCAAAAGAAACAAATAATCGCGGCACCAAGCAAAAACCCACAAATAGAATCAATAGTAAGTAATGCTGCTAAAAAAGAAGGGATGAAAGGTGCTGAGTTAGCACAATTCATGGCACAGGTAAAACATGAAAGTTGGGATTTTAGTAGGTTAAAAGAAAAGGGTCAACCCTACGTCAAAGATTATTTCAATAAGAAATATGATCCTAAACTTGCACCAAAGACCGCAAAGATATTAGGTAATATACACAAAGGTGATGGGGACAAATACAAAGGTCGTGGGTTCATTCAACTTACCGGTAGAGATAATTATCGTATGGCAGGTAACGCATTGAATCTTCCACTATTAGTTAAACCAGAATTGGCATCGAATCCAGAAGTAGCAGCTAAAATAGCTATATGGTATTGGAACACAAGAGTTAAACCACACGTGAATAACTTTAATGATACCGCTGCGGTAACTAAAAAGATAAATTCATCTATGCATGGATTAGAATCAAGAGAAGCAAACTTCATGGCATATTTAGAAAAGAAAGTTATAGGAAAACCAGCATGATACGGATTTTATTGATATCAATATCCTTTTTACTATCAACCCAAACATATGCATGGGATCAACGTAAACCTAATCCTATACAAGCATGTCAAGTACATGCACCATATGGATTCCCAAAAACAAACAATGTTGCTCCTATATGTCGCCAGGCATATTTGGTAGGTTATGATGCTCATGCTAAACTACCTAAGTTTGTAACATATGAATTGACACCACCAAACGCATTAGGATGTGTTGCACGTACCAATGCATTTGCAGCAGATAAAAGCGTTAACGGGGGTGCTATACCTGATGACTATGCTGCTACTGGATATGATAAAGGTCATATGGCTCCTGATGGTGATCTGTCTTGGGATACTCAAGTAGAGTTTGAATCATTCTTAATGACTAACATGAGTCCACAAGCCGGCAGTTTGAATCGTGGTATATGGAAACTCTTAGAAACAGCGGTACGTGGTTGGGCAGTACAACATAATCAATCATATACTATATATGTAGGTGGAATCTACAACAATAAAGACAAAAAGATAGGTAAAGGTGTTATAGTGCCGCATGCCTTTTATAAGATAGTGATCAACAATCAAACTAAAGAGATAGCTGGTTGGCAATTCCCGCATATTGCTCCTTACCCTAATTTAGGCAATGATTTAACTAAGTTCCGTATTCCAGTAGAACAACTAATGAAGACCGCTGAAGTACGATATGCATTCCCTAAAGGTGCAATTGAATTGCAACCCGGTAAAGAATGGTCAGTGGACTTTGGCGCACTTACACAAGCCAAAAGAAACAAATGTGGTAAATCGGCTGAGTAAGATGAATAGGTTTCTATTCATATTATTGATAGCAAGTCTGACTGGTTGCAGCACTATATCATCGATTATGGATAAGATTCCCAGCAGATGGGATGCTAATCAAGCTAAAGTTATAACTGATCTTAGACAACAAGCATTAACATTTGATTGTGCAAAAGATCAGTTAGCACAGTTAAAAGTTATACAATCTAGTTTACAATGGTTTCATCTATATAGCGAAAGCAAAAAGACAAAGGATGTAGATAAGCTATTAGATACAGTTAGAGGTACAGTAAATGAGTTTAGTAAAAGGCCGCAGCCAGTAAGTGCAATATATTGCGATATCAAGCGTAAATTGATGATAGTGCAAGTAGATATAGCTGCAAAGGCTATTCAAGGGAGATTCTAATGAGTCAGGAACTACTACAATTAACCAATAGCGGATTAGGTTGGGCAGCAGAAAGAGCATCTATGGCCCTACAGATAAGTGAAGCATTCAAAGCCGGACAATTACCCGCAGATGAATATCGTGCTTTACTTAGTGATCTCATAAACACTGATACATTAGATTCCAAAGCAGATAATTTACAAGCTAGACAGATGTTAGTATTTGGGGTTTCCCAACTGATTAGATTCGCAGGTTGATAAATATAATATATCATGATTACAATACAATTCCTACACGAATCCGCAGCCAAAGAGTTAGCTAAGAAATTGCCCTCTTTAGAAAAATACGACTATGATACCATAGATAAGTTGATGCGCGGCATAGCCAAAAAACACCATATTACTGGCAAAGCATTACATGATATATTTGTTCGTACATATCGTAAATCCCCTGATGCATGGATAAAGGGCAAGTTAGATGAAAGTGATCAGACAGATTATAACAATGATCCGTTGATGACAAAGTTCATAAAGTGGACTGCTTCTAAATTGAACTTAGATTCTATACCCGAAATAGAGTTTAGTTATGATACTGAGAAAGCACAACAAGGTCACCATACTGGAGTACATGTACCGGGAGAAGATAAAGTTTGGGTATATGTTGCTAATCGTAACTTAGTAGATATATTAAGAACTGTGGCACATGAACTTACCCATGTACATCAAGGTGAGTTAGGTATGATTAAACCAGGCGACAGTTATCCAGGTAGTCCAATTGAGGCTCAAGCAGACATGATTGCCGGAAAATATATTAAGATATTTGGTAAATCTCACCCAGAAATCTTTCAATAAATAATATACTGTGCTATAATGCACGTATGTTCAAATTACTCACTACACTACCTGATAACGTTCTAGTTGCATTTAGTGGCGGGTTAGATAGTACAGCAATAACAGATTTCCTATCTAACAATCATACAGTGCGCTGCGCCTTTTTCCATCATGGAACAGAAAATAGCGAACGTGCATTCAAACACGTTACTACTTTCTGTGAAGATCGCAATCTCCCATTAGTTGTGGGTAAGATTCAAAATCAAAAACCCAAAGAAGATAGTATGGAAGAACATTGGAGAAATGAGAGATATGAATTTTTCAATGGTTTGGGTGATGAGTTTGGACCTGTAATAACCGCACATCATTTAGATGATTGTGTAGAGACTTATATTTGGTCTGCTCTACACGGTAATCCCAAAGTTATTCCCCTCAAAAGGAATAACGTTATCCGACCTTTCTTGACTACCGGAAAAACAGAATTTTGGTCTTGGTGTCAACGTAAGGAAATTAGTTGGTGTGAGGATAGTAGCAACACAGATGATCGATTCATTAGGAACTATATCCGTAATAAATTGATGCCACATGCATTACGGGTTAATCCTGGATTGGCAACCGTGGTAAAGAAGATAGTTGAAAAACAATTACTAATTGCTGTATAATAACATTTTAAGGATCATATATGACTGACCGTACTTTTACTACTGAACAAAAAACTAAACTGACACAAATCATCAACGAAGGTATGTCTACAATGCATGAGATTGATGCATTGCAGGGTGGTCTAAACGACACCATCAAAGCTATCGCTGAAGAGATTGAAATCAAACCCAGCATCCTAAAGAAGGCTATTAAATTGGCACACAAAGCCGGACTCACTCAAACTAACAAGGATCATGATGAATTAAATGAAATCTTGGAAACTGTTGGCAAAACGCTATAATTGATTACGTCGGTGTTTCGCTAAATACATGATGCGACACTGGCATAATTATGTGAGGGCGGGATGGGAATTAGTAATGGATTCCCAACAAAGTAGTAGCATTTATTTGGATACTGATCTGGAAGCGTTTCTAGTGCATCTTATAGCTAGAACGTTAGATAAGACTGCTATATGGGATGAACCTATTGCTATACGACTATTACAAGCCCAATCGCTACCACAATCACAGCAGCCCATAGTATTAAGATCAGTAGGAGAAGAATGTTTGTTTATTGATGCCTGGCAGATCAAGAAAGTTCGTTGGCCCAATCCAAAATATTTTCAGGAAATGGGCCAGGTAGCATTTTCATTGGCTAGTTTAGCCTCTAGACCACCAGACGAGTTGCTTGATTTAGTAGGTAACAACTTTCCTATTATGAGCAAGGTTCTTAGACAAACTAAGAACTTGCATTTATCTAAACACTAATTTATCCTTTTGAGTTTACTTACATATCTTATTACTGTAAGATGTGTTTATAGGAGATTTATATTTGAGTTACATAGATGCATTTTTGGATCGCGACCGTGATCGAATCTTTGTGGTTGAACGCGATAAAGATGGTATTCGCAGGTACAACGAATGTCCTGCTAACTATACCTTATATTATGCTGATAACAAAGGCAAACATCGCAGTATTTACGGTGATCCAGTAAGTAGATTCAGCACTAGAAAGCGCGCCGAGTTTGAAAAAGAACGGCGTATTCATTCGGGTAAAAAAGTATTTGAAAGTGATGTAAATATCGTGTTTCGCTGTCTTAGCGAAAACTACTTGAAGGTAGATGCACCTAAATTACATACTTGCTTTTTTGACATTGAGGTTGATTTTGATCCCGAAAAAGGCTTCTCGCCCACTACTGATCCATTCAATCCAGTAACCGCTATTAGTTGTTATTTGGATTGGCTAAATCAAATTGTTACTTTGGTTATCGCACCAAAACATATGACTAGTGAAACTGCTTCAGAGATTGTAAATCAGTTTGAAAACACCATGCTCTTTACAACAGAAAAGGACATGTTTGATGTGTTTTTCCAACTGATTGAAGATGCTGATGTATTGACTGGTTGGAACTCTGAGGGGTACGATATACCTTATATGGTTAATCGTGTTACTAGAGTTATGAGCAAGGATGATACACGTAAGTTTTGCTTGCTTGGTCAATTACCTAAACCAAGAACATATGAGAGATTTGGTAAAGAAGAACAGACATATGATCTAGTTGGTCGTATTCATATGGATTACCTACAACTCTATAAAAAATATAACTATGAGAGTCGCCATAGCTATAAGCTAGATGCTATTGGTGAGATGGAAGTAGGGGAAAACAAAACACAATATGAAGGGACGCTTGATCAGTTGTATAACAAAGACTTTAAAAAGTTTATTGAATACAACAGACAGGATACCATGTTGTTAGTCAAGATTCATAATAAGTTGCAATTTTTAGAACTAGCTAATCAGCTAGCGCATGAGAATACTGTGTTATTACCCACAGTTATGGGTTCTGTAGCTATGATTGAAATGGCAATCTTCAATGAAGCGCATGAACGTGGATTAGTTGTACCAGATAAAAACAGAAGGAGTGAAAATTCAGATGAACAACAAGCCGCAGGTGCCTATGTTGCTACGCCGAAAAGAGGAATGCACGAATATGTTGGAGCAGTCGATATCAACTCACTCTATCCCAGCGTTATTCGCGCCCTCAACATGGCGGGTGAAACAATTGTTGGCCAAGTTAGGCAAACGCTAACTGATAACTACATGCTGGAAAAGGGCCAAAGACTAGCATCAGAAAAGAAACGTCACAAAGAGGGCGATGATGCAGTTACTGGTAGCATCTTGTGGGAAGGATTGTTTAGTGCGTTGGAATACACTGCAATCATGAACCAAGAACGTGGTACTATGCTCACTATAGATTATGAAAACGGTCGTAGTGACGAGATGAGCGCAGCAGAAGTCTGGAAACTTATCTTTGATAGTCATAAGCCCTGGATGCTTAGCGCAAACGGTACTATCTTTACTTACGAGAAAGAGGGTGTAGTACCCGGTCTTCTTACTCGCTGGTATTCAGATAGAAAAGATATGCAGAAAAAACTTAAAGAAGCAACAACTGATGCTGATAGAGAGTATTGGGATAAGCGACAATTGGTTCGCAAGATTTTGCTGAACTCTGCATATGGTGCTCTGTTAAATGAACATTGCCGTTTCTATGACAAACGTATAGGGCAATCTGTTACATTGTGTGGTCGCCAGATTGTAAAGCACATGATGAGTCAGATCAATGATTGTGTAGCAGGTGAATATAATCACGAAGGTAGGGCTATTGTGTACGGTGACACAGATAGCTGTTACTTCTCTGCATATGAAGTTCTTAAAGATCAGATCGATAGCGGAGAAGTAGAGTGGAATAAAGAACTATGTATTGCCTTATATGATGGTATTGCCGAACAAGCTAATGATAGTTTTCCTGGATTCATGGAAAAAGCCTTTCATACTCCGCGTAAGAATGGTGAGATTATCAAAGCCGGTAGAGAACTAATTGGTGATCGTGCTATCTTTATTGTTAAGAAACGTTATGCTATCAACATCTTTGATAAAGAAGGTGAACGCAAAGATGTGAACGGTAAGATGGGCGATATCAAAGCTATGGGTCTTGACTTGAAAAGAGCAGATACTCCTAAACAGGTACAGGAATTCTTGATGAGTGTTCTAAAGATGGTACTTGCCGGAGAACAACGGGATACTGTTATTGAAGTCATCAAAGACTTCAAACGTACTTTATCTGCACAGGATGGTTGGACTAAAGGTTCACCAAAGAGTGTTAACAAACTAACAAGCTATGGTGTACTAGAAGAAAAGAGTAAGACAGGTCGCGCAAACATGCCCGGGCATGTCCGTGCAGCATTGAACTATAACTACTTACGCAAAGTAAATAGCGATAACTATAGTCAAAAAATAGTAGATGGTATGAAGATCGTTGTATGTAAGCTAAAACCCAATCCATTAGGATTTACTAGTGTAGCATATCCAACTGATGAACTTAGATTACCTAATTGGTTCACCGAACTCCCGTTCGATGATTCTGCTATGGAACAAACTTTAGTAGATGAAAAGATCGATAATCTTCTTGGTGTATTAGATTGGGATATCAAGAGCAATATTGATGTGAATTCTACTTTCCACGATTTATTCTCATTTGGTTAAATTGATATTGACTTTAGCAATAAATCCAGTTATAATACGCATTAGAAATTCTTAAATATCTAAAAGGAAAAATATGAAGGATCAACTCAAAGATTTAATCGACCATACGCATGGTCTTGGTATTGAACTAATCAAGGTGTCTGGTACTGACAAGGAAACTGTCATCAATTCTATTACAGAGGATAAATCTGTTGTAGTTAGCGGTAGTTTCAAGAACCCCATTCACGACTTTATCGGCGTGTTTGGTATGCCTAATTTAGGTAAACTAAAAACTATCGTTAGTTTTGATGAGTATGATGAACATGCAATCATCAATGTTACTAAAGCTAACCGTGATGGTGCAGATGTTCCCGGTGCAATTCACTTTGAAACAAAGACAGGTGACTTCATCAATGACTATAGGCTTATGGCTAAAAGTGTTATTGAAGAAAAAGTAAAAACTGTAGCATTTAAAGGTGCCACTTGGAATGTTGATTTTGAACCTACTGTAGCCGGTATCTTGCGGATGAAGAAACAAACTCAAGCTAATAGCGAAGAAGAGAATTTCGTTGCCAAGACTGAGAACGGTGATCTAAAGTTCTACTTTGGCGACCCTTCTACACATAGCGGGAACTTTGTGTTTCATTCACAGGTTACTGGTATTCTTAATAACAAGTGGAAGTGGCCGGTAAAGCAGTTTAATAGTATCATGGATCTAGTGGGTGATAAGATTATTCGTATTTCTGATAACGGTGCTATTGAAATAATAGTTGATAGTGGTTTGGGAACGTATCGGTATCTGATCCCAGCACAATCAAAATGATTACTTCTGCTGGATGCACCGGCTCAATTCAAGTAGTTTTGAACTCTTCTTCACCGTGGTTAGCACTTAACTCTGCAAATGCGTTTATAGGGCAGATGCGATTTATCTCTGGAAAATGTGAGGTATATGATGGGCAAGGTTGGCAACAAATATCATCTCACATCAATGTCACTTTAAATTCAGAGGTAGAAGATATTATAAATTGGGCAAGGCAGAAAAAAGCAGAAGAATATAGGTTAAAGGATTTGGCAAGCAAATATCCTGCTGTCAAAGACTTGAAAGAGAAGTTAGATATTATATTAGCACTAGTACAGGAAGAGAATAAAGCTGATGGAACAAGTTAATCTCTCTACAACACATAAACCTGAATGGGCACTGTTCTTACCGGCAGTCAGCAGTTTTTATATTGCTGGCTTAGGTAAGCAGCGCAACGGTAAAGAGTATTTCGACAAGAATAGAATCCCTGCTAGTTTTAATGGTGATGTTGAAAAACTTAATTTCCTCAATAGTAAAGAAGGTTTGTATTATTATAAGTGGGGATTGTATTCTGCTGGACATGCTAATCTAGACACTACCGTAACAGATCATAGCGAAAGCATTATACGTGATCGTGAAGCCGGTACTTTCATGTTAGGTGATAGCGGTGGGTTTCAGATTCTTAAAGGTCAATGGCCAGCAGATTGGAAAGATCCTAACTGCCCTAAGGCTATGGAAAAACGTAAAGCAGTATTGACTTGGATGGATACCTATATGGATTATGGTATGTGTTTAGATATCCCCAGTCAATCATTACGCACATATGATCTAACTCACAAAGTTAAAGAAGGTCATCCACTGTATGGTAAATCTTTGCATGGTATCAAAACTATCGAAGATGCTATCAAAGCTACTCATATCAATAACGAATATTTTATTCAACATCGTACAGGTAAATGTAAGTTCTTGAATGTGCTTCAAGGATTATATCATTCTCAAAGTGATGAATGGTATGAAGAGATGAAGAAATATTGTGACCCTAAACAATATCCGGACAATCATTTTAATGGTTGGGCGTTTGGGGGACAAAACAAAATCGATATTCATTTGATGTTGAATAGATTAGTTCATATCATACATGATGGATTGTTAGAAACAGGTAAACATGATCTTATTCATTGTTTGGGAACATCTATCTTAGAATATGCAGTGGTATTTACAGACATTCAAAAAGCTATACGTAAATATCATAATCCAAATCTTGTGATAACTTTTGATTGCGCTAGTCCATTCTATAGTGCGGCTAAGGGATTAGCATACTTCAATACCAATATCAAGCATAATGAAAAGTGGTCCTACAGTATGGACAAAACTGCTGAGGATAAGAAATATGCTACAGATACACGTAAATTTAGAGATGCTGTTTTAGCTGATAATATTCATAAAAAGGGATTTACCGATAGTCCAGTAACTGATTTGATGATGATTAAAGATTTATGTTATCGTGGTCAGGGTTTTATTGGGCAACACGGTAAAGAAACTAAAACGTCATGGGATACGTTAAGCTATACTTTGATTCAATCTCATAATGTATATCAACATATATATGCTGTTCAAGAGGCTAATCGTCAGTATGAGAACGGTGTCTATCCTAAGATGGTTATCAATGATAAATTTGAGGATATCAAATTTGGTGAATTAGTAGATGAAATATTCTCACTTAATGATAGACAAAAGAGTTTAGAGTTGATTGATAAGCATAGTAAATTTTGGATGCAGATGAAATCAGGTAGTCAGGGTTTTAGCGGGAAAAGATCAATAAACTCTAAAGCTGCATTAGGCAAGAACTTTGATGGTGATATCCATAGTGATGTTAAGCCTGACCCAAAAGTAATTAAAGAAAAGTTATCATCAGAACTTATGCTTAATAAATTATTTGTGTGGGAGTAAATATGCCCTACCAAGACCTTATAAGGACCACAGAAAATAAATGCAAAGCCATAGATCATAGATTGTATGTGATAAACAATGATGAGAATTTTAGCAAAGATACCCTTTTAGCATTGACAGAAGAGCGAACTGTGCTGTATAATGAGTTAAGCAGATTACGAAGATTGCAGTGGGAAGAGGACAATGAGCAAGTTGAAATCGATGACAGATACCGGCGCTAATATTACCTTTAAAAGTGATTCAACTGAAATGTTACGTATTGCAAAAGATGGGTTTTATATACGTGGTGTTCGGATAAATCAGGATGACAAAGAATCAGAAATAGTGTATAATGCATTTCATAGATGGTTAACATGGGCAACTCTTAATAAAGATTACTAATGGAACAACGACAACAAGCACAGTTAGAACAACGTAACCGCATTAAAGAAGCGGCAACAAGAATGATTTTTGTGACATTTCAAAAAGAGGGAATTCACAAATATCCGGCAGCTGCAACAGACCCAAAGCTCAAAACGGGCGATGAGTATGATGTCAGCTTTTTAGCGAACCCACATCGTCACATCTTTCATTTTGATGTAGCGATTGAAGTATTTCACACCGATAGGGATCTTGAGTTTATCCAGGTTAAGCGTTGGTTACTAAATATTTTTGGTGACGGTACTCTTACATTGGATTACAAGAGTTGTGAAATGATTAGCGATAGTCTTTATGATGCAATAGCTAGTCGATATCCAGGACGTAATATCAAAATCACTGTATCCGAAGACGGTGAGAATGGTGCTACGATTTATTATAATAAAACAAAACCGTATAATTCGGTTATAATCTAAGGAAATATCATGTCAAAAATCTCTTTCAAACCTAACCCGCGTGTTGCTCAAATCTTTGAGGACCTCGAAAAGTATCTGGAGTTCTGTAAGGACTACGGATATAAGTATGATGAGTCTGATTTGTACAATCAGCGCAGCTATGTGTATCGTCAATACACAAAGCAAACTACTGGTAAGGAAGCAAAGGATCAGTGGCTAGACGCGATTCAGCGCCCATGATAAGACACACGGACAAATAACTTTAACTTTATTTGTCCGTGTGTCTAATATATAGAAGAAAGAAAACAATGAGAACCTTATATTATTGCGGCCTTGAGCCTTACAAAGCAAGGTACACTTTACAACTAACAGAATGGAATGAGCGAGTATTCAAACGCCGAGGTATTGACTATGTAGTTGTACCCGGAGAAACTCTATCAGCAGATCAAGCAATCGTTACCGGTCAGGTATTAGATGCTCATGGTCGTACTTATTACGGTATGAGTCAACTGATGACTCTTATTAAATGGATGAAACAAGGTATCCTCAATAATGAAGATGTGATCTATTTTGAAGATATGTTTCAGCCGGGAATTGAATCTCTTCCCTATATTCTTAAACAAATCGACCCGGCTAACAGGCCTAAGATTTATGTTCGTTGTCTTGCTCAGTCTATTGATCCTGATGATTTTGTTCATGTATGGGATATGGCTGAGTTTATGGGTCATTATGAAAAGATGGTTGACAGTTTTGTAGATGGTGTGCTTGCTAGTAATGAAGAAATGGTAATGCACATGAAGATTGCAGGGTGGAAAGCACCACTCTATAACATCTCTGGTCTAGCATTTGGTAAAGAAGAGGTACTTAGCAGAGTTGGTACTATCAAACCTTTCCATGATCGTAAATTTCGTGTAGTATTTTCCGCTAGATGGGATAGGGAAAAGAATCCAAATTTCTATATGGATCTAATCGAAGCATGGAACAACAAGAATCCCAATAGTTATGTAGAATTTTGTCTATGCAGCGGATCTAAACTTAGGTCTAATGATGATAGTTACATTCCACGCACTTTGGATATGCAATCGAAGGGTCTATTAAAGATATATGAAAATCTAGAAAAGAATGCATATTATGACATTGTAAATGATGCAAGAGTGGTGTTCAATTGTGCTTTACAAGATTGGGTATCCAATACTGTATCTGAAGCAGATTCATTAGGGTGCAATGTTCTTTATCCTGCATATCGTAGTTTTCCTGAAACATTTGCGAATGATAATCAACGCTTGTATATCCCTTGGAGTATAGAAGATGCTATCAACAAACTTGAGAAGTTGTTGGGCAATCCTCATCCTAAGATGGGTAATATTAGTGATCATACTAATGGTACGATAGATCGAATCTGTGATATATTGCAGGGTAATGGTGAGCAGTGGAATCGTTCTATGAATGATTATCGTAAGTTTACTATTGCTGCCAAATATTAATAAGCCAATTCTATTGCAAATCTTAGTATTAAACTGTATACTGCATAAATACATTGTCACACAAGGTGACAACTTGGTATAACCCGTTGAGCGTAAACGTTAGACGCTATATAAGGAGCAGAAAATGTCATTTAATAAGACTAAATGTAACCCTGAATTAGGCTTACAGGTTCATGAATATCTAGTAAAGATGGGAGTAGAAACTCCCGCTATCTCAAATACTTTTAGTAGGTCTGAAAAGATCGAAATCATCGAACGTAAATTCAAAGACATTATGGAGACCTTAGGTCTTGATTTGTCTGATGATAGTTTGATGGAAACCCCAAAACGTGTAGCCAAGATGTATGTAAGTGAGATATTCTACGGCTTAGACTATGAAGCATTTCCAAAATGTACCGCAGTCGATAATAAGATGAAATATAACGAGATGGTAGTTGAGCGGAATGTTAATGTACAAAGCAATTGTGAACATCATTTTGTGGTGATTGATGGAGTAGCAACAGTTGCTTATGTTCCTAAAGATAAAGTATTAGGCTTGAGTAAGATCAATCGAATCGTAGAGTATTTTGCTAAACGACCACAGATTCAAGAACGATTAACTGAACAGATTTTCCACACTCTTTGTTTTATTCTAGAGACTAATGATGTAGCGGTTCTGATAGATGCTAGACATTATTGTGTAGCATCACGCGGTGTAGAAGATACCGGTAGCAGTACAGTTAGTAGCAGATTGGGTGGTGGGTTTAAATCTGATCCGGCTGCTAGGGCTGAATTCTATCAAATCGCGAGGATGAAATGATCTTTAATAAGATCAGAGAGTTAAAAGACAAAGGGTTAAAGATTGGTATTACCTTTAGTCAGTTTGATCTTTTGCATGCCGGACATATTGCAATGCTTAGTGAAGCTAGAAATCATTGTGATTATTTGATTTGCGGATTGCAAAATAATGCTAACTGGGATCGTCCTGAAAAGAATGAACCCATACAAAGCATATTGGAAAGACAGATTCAATTAGGCGCGGTTCGGTTTGTTGATGAGATTGTAGTATATAATACTGAAAAGGACCTTGAAGATATCCTTCTTACCTTACCAATTGATGTACGTATCTTGGGTGTTGAATATATGGAAAAAGACTTTACTGGTAGGGCTATATGTGAAAAGCGGAGTATTGAATTAGTATTCAATGCCAGAGATCATAGCTTTAGTTCTAGTAGTTTGCGCAAAAGAGTAGTAGAAGAAGAGGCTAAAAGGAATGTCTAAACGTATCTTAGTAATGGGCTTACCTGGTGCTGGTAAGACTACCTTAGCAGAAAAAATTGTAGATTTAATCCAAACAGACGGCAAAACGATTACTTGGCTCAATGCTGATGATGTCCGTAAAAAGTTTAATGATTGGGATTTTAGTCCTGAAGGTAGAATTCGTCAAAGTATACGTATGCGAGAGTTGGCTGATGCTTCAGGAACTGATTATGCTATCTGTGATTTTGTAGCACCACTAACTGAAATGCGTAACAACTTCAAAGCAGATTGGGTTATTTGGGTAGATACAATACGTGAAGGTCGATATGCAGATACTAACAAGATGTTTGTAGAACCTGAAGTATATGACTTTAGAATTAACGAACAGAATGCAGAGAAATGGAGTGAATTCATTACTCATTATATTTTGTTAGATCAGCGCAGACCAGTATTCGATTGGAAAAAAGAAACCGTACAAATGCTTGGCCGTTGGCAACCATGGCATGATGGACATCGTGCATTATTTGAACGGTTGATATTACGTACAGGCCAAGTAGTTATCCAAATACGTGATGTACAGGGATGGCAGGGAAGTAATCCGTTTGCTATAGAACAAGTCAATAACTTTATCAAAAGAGATTTAGATCCATTGTATCAAGGCCAATATGAAATTCAAGTAGTTCCTAATATTATACATATTGGTTGGGGTAGAGGGGTAGGATATACTGCCGGTGAAGAGACTTTTGATGAAAATATAACTAGTATCAGTGCTACTAAAATTAGGAGAAGTTTAGGAATTGAATGATTCATCTACCCGTAGTTTAGCTAAAGCGGTAAGTTGGAGGTTGACAGGTACTATAGATACGTTTATAATTAGTTATCTGATAACTGGTCAGGCATTAATAGCTAGTGGAATTGCATTCGCTGAAATCATGACTAAGGTGTTTTTGTTTTGGGTACATGAAAGAGTTTGGAATCGCATTAGCTGGGGGAAGAAGTAAAACAAGCGGTCTCTTAGGGCATTCAACCCGCTATATAAATTCTGCATGTCATCAAACTTATTCTCAAAAAGAGGCAAGAGATGGCAAAATATATCAGTACTAAAACCTATAAACAAATAGGTCCGGTAGCATATCGTCAATGGCGGGCCGATAGTCATTGTAAATTTATTCACGGTTACGCATTATCATTTCATTTTGAATTTGAATGTGATACATTAGATGCACGTAATTGGTGTATGGATTTCGGTGGTCTGAAACCATTAAAAAACTTATTAGAAGATTGGTTCGATCATTGCTTATTGGTAGCTGAAGATGATCCACAACGTGAACATTTAATAAATCTAGGTAAACTGGGATTAGCAAAAATCACGGAAGTGGAAAAGACCGGATGCGAAGGTATAGCAGATTACTTATACAAATATATAAATGGGATATTCTTGCCCGATTACGGTAAAGTAGAAGCAGATCGTGTTTGGTGTTGCAAGGTAGAGGTTCGGGAAACAGACAATAATATGGCTATGCGTATTGGTCATAGGGCTGATAACGAAGATTTAGGTTGATGTAAAAGAAATACTAACTTTCAAAAAGGAGAAAAAATGTTAGATAAAATCTTGAATGGTGTAGATCGTGCGTTAGCAATTAAGTTAATGTTGTTTCATATTGTAGTTATTGCTATCAGTAACTATTTGGTGCAGTTTAAGTTTGAACTTGTAGGTTACCCAATCGCGTGGGCTGCACTTACATTCCCGTTAGTAGTAGTTGCTACTGACTTAACTGTAAGAATGGTTGGTAAACAAATGGGTCGTGCGGTAATCGCATTAGCATTCATCCCAGCAATCATTGTTTCAATGATTGTAGTATATGCTGGTGGTGCTCCAAGTAGCGTAGCAATACGTATTGGAGTAGGTTCAGGTATGGCGTATTTTGTTGCGACTTTACTAGATGTGTATGTGTTTCAGTATTTTCGCGAACAGTATACTCAATGGTGGATTGCCCCTGCATTTAGCAGTATAGTGACTAGCATTATTGATACTTACACCTTTTTCTTTACTGCGTTTGCTGGTGGTCAAAACGAATTTATGGCAGCTAATTGGGCAGTCGTTGCTACTAATCAAATCATCGTAAAGGTATTGGTTAGTTTGTTTGTTATCTTGCCTGCGTATGGGATAGTTTTGAATTTCATTCAAAATCGAATTCTTGCAAAAAATAGTGATTAACATAAACAAAGAGTTTGTTATTAAGTGGCTAGCGCATGTCGTTATCATTGGGGCAACGCTAGCCACAGCATTTGATGTTATACCTCTTAACAAGATATTATTCTTGTTAGGATGTATGCTTTGGATGTGGGTAGGGATCCTGTGGAAACAACCTAGTATATGGACCTTAAATTTATTTTGTGGTATATTGTATCTGATAGGAATGATATGAATAGCATTTGGAGACTTTGGGCTAAGGCTTTGGGACAAAAAGAAGGCAGTAATACGCAAGAAGCAGACCGTATTGCTTGCATTAGAACTATAATTGTGTTAATATACGTTATCACGAACTTGTTTATAATAGCCGGAATCGTCAGGCATTGGTAACATCATCATATAAGGATCAGAATGTCAAAGATTAAAGTAGCAGAATTATTTTATAGTATTCAAGGAGAAGGAAAATATATGGGAGTGTCGAGTATTTTCTTACGTACCTTTGGATGTAATTTCACATGTTCCGGCTTTGGCATGCCTAAGGGAATGAAAAGTACGGAAGCTGACCGTATTGTAGAAAATAATAAAGTAACTCCGTATAAGAGTTATAACGATTTACCTTTAGTATCAACCGGATGTGATAGTTATGCAAGTTGGCATCCAGAGTTTAAGAATCTTAGTCCTATGCTTGAAACTGAAGTGATTGTTGATCAGATCATGGAACTACTTCCCTATAAATCCTGGCAAGATGAACATCTTGTAATCACAGGTGGAGAACCTTTATTGGGTTGGCAACGTTCTTATCCTGACTTACTAAGTCATCCTAAGATGGTTGGTCTTAGCGAGATGACATTTGAGACAAACGGTACACAAGAGTTAACCGATGATTTCAAGAAATATCTATTTGAGAATTGGGGACATCGCAAAGATAAGTTAACCTTTAGTGTTAGTCCTAAGC